GTGCGACTATGTCATTGTGGTGACAATTCCTCATCACAAAAACCGGGTCCTGATTAAATGGAATGTCAAAAGCCTGAACATATTCAGAGTCTTTACATTTCTTCATCACTTTCCAGTTTGAGAGATTCAGGGGAGTCACTTTTGCATTCTTCCATGCTGCAAACGGGAGTAACTCAGTCCCATGAGCGCATATGGTCGTAAATTTTAGCGGAAAAGCTTTCGGAGTAACCACAGTAGAATGCGTACTATGATTACAACTGGGACGAGCAATAGTAGGAGTTCCCACGCCATGGTGAAATTCTCCCCGAACACTTCGTTCGAGCCATCCTCTAGGTCCGCCATGACCAAGATGAAAGTATTCCCCCAACGTACCGAATAAACTAGTACTGTGAGGACGAACTTCTCCGTCAGCATGTCGCCGTATGCTACGGCCCAGACCAGTGCAGATCTGACTGATATACCCACTAAATACATTAGCGGTGTTAATACCAGTGGCAATGGTCCTGTGATACGATATACGACGCCGAATGGCTTGAGCAGAAGCCAATTTATTATGGTCGAGATAATCAAGACCAAGCGTACGAACAGTATCAACCACCAATTCCTCAACCAGGCCCTCGGAAAATAGCGGTTCGGTGTAGGATCGAGTTCCTTAGATAGCCAGGAATTCTCGATCTGGTCTGTCACGCGCTGAACTGTGACCAAGACCATGTTGGTTTGGAGCGTATTGAGCTCCTCAGGTTTGGTTTTCTTAAGTTCCAAAAACTTCAATGCCAGTTTGTGACAATGAGTGTATTTCTCGCTCCTCGATCCATACTTTCCAGACATGTGTAGCCTTATATAATTGTACATTGGAGCACAAATATACTCATCACTCAAAACTGAGTTGTCCATGTCAAACATGGAGGCGTTGTTCAATTTTTTTGGCGTCGAACTTGTCCGGAGTGGTCTCGTGGAACCATCCTTTCTCATATGTCACCTCGAACTTTGTTTTCACTGGTCGAGGGAACAGGCACGGCTCAGGGGGGCTGATGTTGACCTGAGTCTCTTGTGGCTTTAGATGACAGCCACAAATTGTCAACTCGACTTGTCCGCATTCAGGGCAATAATATTGCTCCTTATCATCAATAGATTTGCTGTTGGTGGCAATCCAGATGTTGGCGGCGTCAAGAGCTGACTGTGTAGTCGGCGGCGATGATTTGATTTTGATGTACTTTGAAGTACAACCACCGACTGAGTCAAAATGTTTTTGATGTTGTTGTTTTTGACTCTTTTGTTTCTCTTCGGTAGGAAACGAACCAGCTTTACCCTTGTGGTGGGTATTACCTTTACCTTTCTTATAGCGCTTGGTATTTGCGCCTCCCGTTGGTGGAGAGTTACCAGCAGTTCCTTTCACTAACTTGTCCATGCTGTCTTGAGCAGATATCTTGTCTATAATACGAGCTTTACCTCCCTATGGAGAATGCGAGTTGCATCTTCCAGGAGTGTCCGAAACCTGTTTA